CGAACTCTTGTTCTTCTGGTGACAAATCTTCGTGTGAATGATTCATATAATAATTATATCCTTAAAGGCTAACGATGTCAACTGGCCCCATACAAGATGGGCTAAATTTAATTGCAGCATTTACTGCTTGTACTACTCTATTCCTTGCATTTTTTTGTTTATCTGTTGCATATAAAACACCGTAAGCATATTCTGCTCCAGATCCCATAGCAAGATACGGCAGTGTGTATTTAGATAAAGACATATCTGCAGAACTGTGTTCATAAATTTCTCCACGAACTGCAACAATTAAGCCAAGATCTCCATCTTTAGACGTATCTACCCAAAACTCATTATAGAATTCACGCAATTCTTTAACAAATTTAGTTTGCATAAATTTATCTGTATCTTTAATATTAGGTGGAGTTGGTTTAAAGTTATAACGAATTCTTTCCCCGTCCATTGCACCAGCATACCCAATTAAGTATGGACCTATCTTCCAAACCTTTGGTGCATCAAGTGCTAAAATAGTTCCATCATCAGATGCTCCACGATCTCCAGCCATATAGATTTTATCCTCATGGCGTACAACAGCAATACAAGTCATGGCAAAAGCCCTCTCCAGATAGGTGATACTCAAGTATACCATTGCCCAGAGAGGGCTGTCAACTATAACCTACAATGACTAATTAGCCTTTTTGTCTACAGTCTTAAATGCCTCATTTATTTCTGCGATTGTAAGTTTGCCATCGTCCAAAAAAGCCCTTGCCAGCCTTTCAACAACTGTTGCTACGCCTAATAGACCTGCAAGCATTACTGCCTGAATTGTATCAATTCCTACGACTGCGCCAGCACCAAGTACTGATAGACCAGAAGCAGCGAATACTGCTACGATACGCATCAAGACATTTGGGAGAGCCTTCTGTGGGTTTTCTTTTTTAGGAGCCACTACTACTTTCTTATTTGCCATTTTTAGTCCTCCTCTCTATTTCGTATTGGATAACTGAGTATCCATGTAGTCATTGTTACTATAATTCCATAACCAACAACAGTTTTTGCACTACCGTCCAAAACCACCCAAGCGATAAACATGCCTAGGAGAGTCCATTGTTGATCAAGAATATCCTTGATTAGTTTTACCATTTTTCATTCCTCCTTGAACCACCTGAGTTTGTTCCACCACTAGGTCCTGATGATCCACCACCTGCTGGTGCTGAACCACCTGTTGCTGCTCCAACAGCATTTAATGCTGCTCCTGCTGCTACAACTGTTGCGACAACCATGTCTGTTGCCTCTTCTCGTTCTGCCTCTGTCATATCGGCGCCAATACTGCCAAGGGCTGCCAACGCTGCTCCTGGATCTGTAAATGCTGCTTCTAATAATGCTCCTGGATTTTGAACTAGTTCAACCTGTGCAGCAACTTCTGCTGTGATCACAAGTGGATTTCCACTTTCATCTGTTCTCAATTCAATAGGAGTTGAGGGTGGAAGGTCTGCATATGAAACTCCTGATGCTTGAACTTGTGCTGCTGAAATTGATTCTCCAGCCTTTAGGTTTGCTACCAATGCTTCAACTACAACTTCTTTTTGTTCTTCAGTTAATTCTTTACCATCTTTTGCTTCTTCAAGAATTTCGTTTAATTTTTCTTCTTCGGCTTGCGCTTTTTCTTCTTCAGCCTTTGCAGCCTCTAATTCTTTTTCTTTTGCCTCAGCCTCTGCTTTAGCATCTTCTTCTGCTTGTCTGGCAGCCTCTGCTTCTGCTTCTTTAGCCTCTGCCTCTGCTTTTGCGTTTTCTTCAGCCTGTCGTGCTGCTTCTGCCTCAGCCTCTAGTCTTTCTGCCTCTGCCTTTGCCTCTTCTTCGGCCTGTGCTTGTGCTTCAGCCTCTGCTCTTGCTGCTTCCTCTTCTGCTGCTATACGATCTGCTTCTGCTTTTTCAGCATCTGCCTGGGCCTGTGCTGCTGCTTCTTCTGCAGCAATTCTATCTGCTTCTGCTTTCTCTGCTGCTGCTTGTGCAGCCTGTGCTTCTTGTGCAGCAAGGGCTGCTGCTGCTTCTGCTGCTCTAGCGCTTGCCTCTGCTACTGCTGCTTGTCTTTCTGCTTCTGCTCTGGCTGCTGCCTGTCTAACTGACTCTTCTGCAGCAAGTGTTGCATCAACTAAAGAGTCTGCTGCAGAAACAGATGATCCCATTGCCTCAATAGATTGTGTAACAAGAATAATTGCTGAATCTAGTTGAGACTTTGCTGTTTCAACTTGTCCTTGCCAATAAACAACTTGTTGATTTGCTGCTGTTAAATTTGATTGTGCTGTTTGCAATGCTTGCTGTGCTGCACTGATATCTGATTGCAATGCATTTTTATTTGATTGCAAACCAGACAAAACTGCTTGCGCTGCAGTCAATTGTATCTGTGCTGCAGATAGATTAGACTGTGCGGTTGCAAGAGACTCTGCAAGATTAGTATTTGCTGGTGGTGGAGTATAGGGAGTATATCCAGTTACATTAATGTGAGCAGACATGTTTGTTGGTGTACTACCAGCATTTTGTTGAACAGTAGTTGAGTTAAGTTGATTGTTTATAATTTGATTAACCTGAATTGCTCCATTACCTGCTTCTCCTACTGAAGTTACATCTGCTTTCCATGATCCATCAATAGGATTTACATCAGCATCAAAAATAATATTTGTTAGTTGGCCAGAGCGAGTTCCATACCCTCTTACCATCCATTCAACTAAAAGACTATCAATACTTGTTGAGTATCTAACATAAGTATCTGAGTCAACATTCCACCAGTCACGGAAGTTAATATAAACTGCTGGAGCGTTTCCACCCCAACCTTGTGGCTGGCCAAACGATATCAAGCCATTTGTGGCAACATAAACATTTGTATAGGTTTGATCACCAAGTCTTAGGGCGTAGGGTAATGTCATAATAAAAGCCTGATCATCATCTTTTGGAAGATCTGTGGTTTGTGGATTACCAGCATTCTCTAGTCTAATTTGATTCTGAACCAATGTAACATCTTCTTGACGGGCGAGCACTGTAGCGCTATCAGAAGCAACCACTACTGTCTGACTATCTATCTGAGTATTAAGTACTGTCATACTATCTGTTAAAGATAGGACTGTTGCTGATTCTGTGGCTACTACTTGTGCTGTTGCTGTTTGAGTTTCTATTGCCTGAGATAAGGAATTCTGATTAGAAATAACATTATTAACAGCCACAGTAGCACTATCTACTACTGTCTGAGCCTGACTTATAGAGGTATGAGCCTGTGTGATAGTGGCTGTAATGGTCTCTGTAGGGCTTGTAATGGCTGTTGCTTGGGTTTCTATAAGTGCCGTTGTACTTTCAGCCTGAGTAATTGCAGTCTGTGCTATCTCTATTGTGGCTGTTGCGCTTTCAATTGTTATTGTTGATCCTGCAGAAATTGTTACTGTTGATGTCTCTGATGGGGCTACTTGGACAGTGCTTGTCTCTTCAGCATGAGCGATATCCTGTGGAAATAACAGTAGGCACAATGCTAAAAATGTTGTTATAAATGCTGATCGTAATATTAATCTTTTAATGAACCTTTCCCCCTAATTAGAGCAATGTCTAATAGGGCTATTATATCATTTTATTAAACAAAAAAGGGAGCCAGTTTCCTGACTCCCCTAATTGTTGGATTATTTATGCACGAACCTTTTTCTGGATCTTAAGAACCAAAGCAGTTAGTGATGTGATTTGCTTTCTAAGTGAAGCAATTAGCGATGCAACTTGTGTAGACAATGCTGTGACTGCATCAACTGCTGCCTTAGCCTGTGCTGCTGCTGCATCTGCTGCAACAATTGCAGACTTTGCTGCTGCTGTTGCCTCATCTGCTGCCTTTGCTGCATCCTTTGCAGCATCTGCTGCCTTGTTTGTAACCTTTGCTGATGCAGAGACTACAACCTGACCTGCTACAGGAAGTGATGAACCACCTGTTGCTGAGATCTTAACTTCAGTTTCAGTCAAAGGCATGAAGACCTTGAATGTCTTAACTGTTGATGTATCTGTTGTTACAGAAACTCCAGTTAGAACATCTGAACCTGAACCAAATGCGTATGTAGAAGTGATTCCACCTGTAGCAAATAGGTTAGCGTGTGTCTTTGCAGACAATGGAAGACCTGCAGCATCTACTGGAGTTACAGTAATTGTTGCTGCTTCTCCTGGAAGATACTCAGCCTTATCAAATGCGATCTTGACTGATGCAAGTGCAGACTCTACACGCACTGGTACTGCAATTGCTGAGATAGTTCCAGACTTAACTGTAACTGCTACTCCGCCTGCTGCTACACCTGTAAGTGTGAATAGGGCTTCTCCGTTAACGATAGTTGCTGCTGTACCTGAATCAGATACGATTGCTGTGTTGCTTGAGAAAGCATTAAGTGTTCCTGCTCCGACTGTTACGCCTGACGCATCGTATGCAACTGCCTTAACTGTTGAAACATTTGCACCTGTTGCGATAACAGACTTGACTGGAGTTGCAACGATTGAAGCAATATCTCCGTAGAATGTTACCTTCTCTGTTGCAATAACTGTACCTGTAAGGGTTGTGAGAGTGATTGTTCCAACTCCTGCTGTACCGTCAGCAAATACACCAATGTGATTTCCTGTTGGGATTACAAGTGCACGACCAAGAGCAGAGATAGTTGTAGCGTTTGTGCCATAACCGATCAAACCTGTTCCTGAAACTGTTGCAAGAATTGACTCAGTTGCATTTCCGCCTGCTGCATTCTTAGGTGTAACAACGATAACCGCTGCTGCATCTGTTGATGTTGCCTTTGGTGCATAGACTGAAGCATCTGCTGTTGCAGTTGTAACTTCACCTGCGTTAAGAATTGAAGTTGTTGTTGAAGCAGATGGAGTAATATCCGCTGCCTTAACTGTTACGGTCCATGCAACTGAAGGACCAGTTGATGGGCGTGTTGTAATAATTCTTGCTTCGTATGTACCTGCAACTGAAGGTGCAACCAATGAAACTGTAAACTTTGCAGTTACATATCCTGGTGTTCCAACTGTTGAGTTGACATCTGCTGAAAGATTTCCAGCAGCAATTGCCACTGTTGAAGTAGTAGTCTCAAGCAACGAAAGTGTTGCAGACTTTGATGAGCCTGTTGGCTGTGTAAACATAGCAGAAAGCACTGTTGCTGTATCTGCTGCTGTTTCTGAAATAAATGACAATGTTACTACTGCTGTAGCCGTTTCACCTGCTGTAATTGTATCCGTTGCCGAATCAATTGTAAGCGTTGGTGCGATTACCGCAGCACTTGTCGGAAGTGCTGTTATTACGCCAAGGGACATTGCTGCAGCGAGTCCAAGGGCGATTTTCTTAAATGAATTCATCTTGCTCCTTATTTTTATAGTAGATTAAGTCTATCCAAATAGTCTTTTATCTCTTCTATCTGGCTAGGTTTATATTGTATCACATTTCGGTTTTCCAAGTCAAATTGCTCTTCTGGAGTTTTTGGCCTGTCTTTAAATGTATGAACCTCTATTTCAGTGTCCATATTTTTTGGAGTATGTGATATTGCTCCAAAAATTGCACCACATACAGCATCAGCCAAGTCCTTTGACTTTTTGCGTGGGTGATCAACTCTATCATTTTTCATAATCTTTAATTGTGTTAGTTCGTCAAACAATAAATCAATTGCTGGCATTACAAGTCTTTCTTCATATACAAGCATTGCCATATCTTCATAATGTTTTTTAGCAACAGAAACAGTATCAGTCTTCATTCCAACCTGCTTTAACTCATTTTGAATATCAAATGATTGCCAACGGTCAAAAGAAACCATTCCAATATCAAACCCAAGCCTTCTAAGGTTTTGGATCCATTGTTTAACCTCTGAAAGATTCACGGGTCCTTCCACTTTTGGTTCCCACCATGCTACTGCATCCACTACGACTATTGGCGCTACTTGCTCATAATTATTAATTACCTGAATATTTACCCACTTATCAACATGGGCAATTGCAACTGCACACTTATCATGCTTCTGTGCAAGGTCAGCGTGTACATAGTACTTCTTTGTTGGGTCTGGCTTAAATGCTTCATCAAACCTTCTGAAGTTATCTACTGGATTTCTTAATGTCATACAGGACCTCACCTTATCTGCCTGCTTAAAAAATGCATCAGAAGCAAATGTTGGCACACATGCGAAGCGCATCATTGCATCTCCAAGGTCTGTCATAAATGCAATCATAAAGTCATCAATCTTACGAGTTGGGTTTACTTCCCATGTAGGTCTTTTAAGTGCAAATACTCCAGGATATTTATATGATGTGATTTGATCTTCGTCCCATGAGATTTCAAATGTGTTATCTGGACTATCTTCTGGAAGCAACGGATTAATTGTAAACTTGTGGGTTCTTTCTATAACTTCTTTTTCAGCAATAACATCATCATATTTTTCTGAAATAAAGTCTCCTGGGTATCTTGGAAAAGAAAGAAGAACAACCTTACCAAGATCAGGAAAGCGAGAATCTACTGATCCACGAAACGCTTTATAAATATTATCAGCAGTCTTTCCTTGCTCATTTCCTGTTCCAACTTCAGATGCAAAACCAGAAATCTCATCAAGAACTGCAAGAAGAAGGTTTAGTCCCTCATGAGATTCTCTTTCTGAGTGGCCAGAATAAACAGTAATTGATTTATCAAATTCAACTGAGTCTGCCTTAGAATTATATTTCCCTGCAAACCAAGGAGATCTTTCGATCTTTGACTTGAAGCCTTTAAAAAAAACATTCTTTGCTTGCTGAGCGTTAATCGCTACGTTGATAAGGTCAATAGCATCCCCAGAAGGCTTACCAAAATATTTTGCTGGGTCTTTTAGACATAGAAGTTTGTATACGATGTATGAGCATGCTACTGTTGATGTGAAGTCTTTTCCAGATCCCTTGCCAAGTTGCAAAATAATTTCATTTTTTGTATATTTGTTATAATACTGAGTACCTTGTTCTTCACCCATAATATTAATCAGGTCTTCTTTACGATATATTTGACTCATGGCTTCTACAATGTCATATTGAATATCAGACAATGGTGGCTGACCAAGGTATGATTCTCCTTCAACAAATGTTCTTGCATCTACTGGAGTTTCTTCAAAGTGATCATCTTGAAGTGCCTCAAGGAATTCATTGAACATCGTGGACAACAGTAATCACCTCATTGTCTTTTGCAAATGAAGAAAGTCTTTTCATAATTTCATCACGAATCTGTGGGTATTCAGATGCAATATCTTTTAATATGCCCACAAGAACTTCTTGTCTACGTTCAATTTCAACCATTTCTTCAGCAAGTTCTTTATTCTCAAGCAGTCCAGCCTTTTGAAGCATATCAATACGCTTAGACTCAATATCCATAACAAGTTTAATTGCTGCTGTTTTTGCACTAAGATTATTAGTCATAGAGGCTTCATCTATTACTTCGTAAGTACGAGAAACAAGTTTGCTGTAGTGTGTATCTGCTGCAGCAAGTGCTTCTTTGGCACGAGCACGAATAGCATCATTAGCAGATGCCATGACCTTCCACTCATTAATAAGTGTCACAACTTTTTGCCTTGGGATAGACAGTTGTTTTGAAATTACTGTTGGATCATTACCCTTTAAGTATTCTTCTACTACCAGATTTACTTGGTCTAAGTGCTTTACTAAATCATCTTCAGTTGACATACTTTCCTTCTAACCTATTAATTTCATCTTTAATATAAAAGATTGCTTTTTCAAGATCTTGAATAGTTTTTTCTTCATCTTTAAGCCCTGCTCTCCACAGATATTTAAAGGCATTTCCAATATTAAAATTACGATGTCTAGTAATTTCTATACACTCGATACCCGATGGATCTGAAGTGTAATGCAAAGGATTATTTACTTGATCAACTGTTATATTTAGACTTTCACTCATCATCTTCCTCCCAATTAAATGTTTCTGGAATTCCTCTTAGTGTGGTAATTGCAAAACCAAAACCTACCATGCCAATAACAGCAACGGCTACCAATGTTTTTTCAAATTTATTCATCGTTTTGATTTCCTTAATCCAAATTTAGCAAGGTATACATAGATTGTTTCTAAAGAACATCCACATTCCTTTGCAATATCTTCTGGTGTTTTTTTATCCATAAGATATCTCTTACGCATAAAAGTCTCGCTTGTATATAGTTTAGCAGCCATAGCGTTATTTGTCAACTCCTATTGCTTTTCCCCAGTTTTTTATAGCCCAGTGACCAATACCACACGCATCTGCTACATCGTTGTCAGTAATAGACTTATCATAGATTGTATTAATAAATCTTATTGTCCTTTCTTTACGAAGCATGCGCTCATGAGCCTTGTAGTAAGACTCAGACTTTCCAGGAATTTGAGCACGAATAGACAGTTGCTCATCTTTTGATATTTTCTTATTTCCTATAAAATTTTGCCAAGTGATAGGGGATACTTTTCCTATTACTTTTGTTCCAGACTGGCCTGCAGCACCCAGAATTGCTCCCTGAACCAATGCGAGATCTGCAGCAGTCTTTGGACTATTCATAAACACTGTGTGCTCAATTACTATTGCCTCAAAGCCACCGCAATATTCAAAGAATGATTTTACCTTTTGTCCAGCATCCATAACTTTTTCATAAACATTATTTCCTTCAAAATAAATCTTGCCAACCTTCTCAAGACTATCTCCATCAAATAATGCAAAAGCAAGACTATTGGTACTAGCATCAATAGCACAAATACGTTCTGGCTTTAACTCCATCCCCCATTTATTTTTTACCATTAGTCCTACCTTTTATTTCTTTAATTGCTTTATTAACAGCGTCAGGATTTATATTACAAGATGAACACACTGGGTCATCATTATAAATAGAAAGAGGATTAGAGCAAGACTTACAAAGTCTTACCTTTCCTTTTCTTTTTTGTCTTTTTGATTGCAAGTATCTTGCTGCAATCTTTTCTTTTGTTGCAATATCTCTACAATTTGAAGAGCAGTATATCTGATAAGACACTGTTGGCTCAAACTGATTGTCGCAACATCTACAATTGTTCACCAAGAATCTCCAAAGGCGCTATTTTTACTACGCCTGGGCCTGCAGACTCACATGCTTTTTTAATTGGGCATGACTTGCATATCTTGGAGTTTGATCTATAGTTTTTGTTTGGCAGGGTTTTATCTTCCCATGTCTTGCGAACTAGTCTCATCCAATCAAATGCCTGGTCTACCCACCGACGGTAATGATCGTTTACATCTACAGGGATTAAAAGAAGTTCATGATTATTTTTATTTTCATAAATCATGACACCTTTTGGTCTCTTTAGAATCTTCATATAAATAAGTAGTTGCATTAGGTGTCCATTCTTTGCCTTACCTGATGCCTTTCTATATTCAAATCCTTCGTTCATCATTGTTTTAATTTCACCAATGAGTTCTTCTCCCTGCCAATCAAACATAACATCCCCATATCCAAAGATAGGTGGATCATCATGTCTAATCTTAAACTCTGTAGTAGGCTCATTGTCGTCATCACGATAAACCTTAACTATTCCAGCATTCATCATTGCGTTTTGAATTCTTGCGTGTGACAATGTTCCTGCAGTCATATTTGCTGCTGCATATGCATCTGCGTTGTCTTCAAATACTTGACCATCAAAGGCTAGATACCAATATCTGGCACATTCTCCATGACCATAAGCAATCGTAGATGGAGCAAAAGTTTTCTTTGTTGTATGCTTATCTACACGAGTAATTGTGTATCCCTCTTTGATCTTTGCTTCAAGGGCTGCGATATCCATAGAATGGACTGGCTTTTCCTCTGGCTTAATCATAACCGTATGTAGTAAATTTTTTGTCATTAAGTTCTCGTTTCTATTAGTTATAAGTATAGCAGATTATCGAGTTATATATTTTAGTGCAGAAACAAGGTTATTAATAGACTCTGCTGCAGTATAGTAAAGATTCTTTTTACCACGATCTGATTTGTCAACATTAGCCATCCATGTAGCCTTAAAAGCCATCTTTGCTGCAATAGCCTGTAGTCGAACAATTTCTACTGTAGCCACATTTAAAGGAATGTCTGGCTTAATAATAATTTTAGCAATGAAAGTTAGTGCTGTAGTAAGTTCTTCATCTTGCATATAGTCTGCAATTTCTGATAAACCATTTACCATATCAATGGTAGTATTTTCGCTTTGCATTTATTTTCCTTTTTAAGAGTTGTTGTTGTTTGATTTAGTTAGATTTGCTTCTTTTTCAAAAAAGTCTTCGTTGTACTTTAGAAATACAGGATCTGACTGCCATAACTTAAGTCTTTTCTTTCTTTCTTCTGGATCACGAGCAACATTATTTAACTTTTCAAAATCTTCTTTTGTTGAAAAATGTATTGTCAAAACTTCGGTATTGTCTCCTTCTTTAAACAATACAGGCTCTCTCCAGTGGACCTGTCCAGCGCCCCAAAATACAAGAAGATCTCCATACTGAAGATTAAAACTTTCATTCTCAATTACTATAGGCCAATCTATATTAGCCCCTAACTGATAGTCCATTGTTAGTTTAGAAAAATAATTGTCTGAATCATAGTGTACTGGCAACTTTGGATTTGATGTAGAGTTATGCTCTTTGTTATAACTTAAATAACTATTATGAGACATAAAAACTTCTTCTCCAACCAAATTTGAAGCAAATATTTCAAGTTTTCTCTGTATGGTTGGTGGATACATAACCTCTATTTGCATTCTTGATAGTTCAGGCAACACAAGAGGAGAGTGAAAGGCCCCAAGATCTTTAGCATTTTTTTGATACTTTACGATTGCAAGCAAAACTTCCACTTCTTCATCAGTAAAGAAGTTCTTAACAATATGCGGAACTATTTTATTTTTTGGTTCATGTCCTGTATTCATAGTTCTATTATACACCATTCTCTGAAAGTTGTTCTAAAATACTCATCTCAATTATAGCAAGTCTGACCTTAGAGTTGCCCTCTCCAATAACTACAACTATGGCTGGATCTTTTCCATTTTTCATGGCATCTGTAGTGGCCTTAGCCCAAACCTCTTTATTAAGAGTAAAAGATTTTCCAACCTCTTTAAAATCTACAACAAAGTTCTTCCAAGAAGCGTCCCCTTTTTGCGTATTTCTACCAGAATTCTTGTGCTGTTTAGCACCTATTCTTTTAGACTCACTTTTCTCCGTCAAAATCACTCCTTTTCTTTTTTCCAAAACTAACCTTGCTCAAATGCTTATCCTTGCACATCCAAGTAACTTCTTGGGTTGCTGCGTAACACCTAAGGCTAAAAACATCTACCTTGCAAGTATGGCAGGGGAAAACCCCTTTATAAACTGTAAAACTAGGCATTTAACTTGGCCTTGATTGATTCTTGCAAGTCAAGATCCTCTCTTACACGATTAACAAATGCTTCCTTGCCTTGAACTTTTGTGCCATCAGGAAGGATATACCAGGCCCCTGTGCGCTCCACGATACCGTTTAACTCTGCTGTGGTAACCAGGTCACCAATCGTATCAAGACCAATATCGTCACCTCTAAAGTAAAAATCATACTCACCAGACTGGAACCCTGGAGAGGTTTTGGAGAACTGTAGTTCCCACTTAATAGTTCTGCCAACCTTTTCTTCAATTAGTTTATCTCCTACCTTGATCTTGCCCTTAATTGCTTGATTGTCTGACTCTGAAGAAAAGAGTTTAATAATACATGAGGAATAAAACTTAGTAGCCTGACCACCAGAAGGCTGCTGGCTAGTATACATAGCATTGATATTGTTGCGAGACTGAGAAATAAGAACAAGCAAAGTTGGCTTAACTTTATTGTTTGCATAGTTAAGCATTTTCCATGCGTTACTAAAGTCACGGGATTCTGCTCCAATCTGTTTTGTATTTTCTAAGGCTTTCATTTCATCTGTATCTTTTTCAAAATAGATTGCTGGAAGCATTGATGTAATAGAGTCTACCACTATTAAATCAACTCCAGCATTCATTAAGCCAACACCAACATCTACCATGTCACTAATAGTTCTTGCTTGTGAGTAGATTAGTTTTTCTGGATCTACCCCCAAAGTTCTAGCCCAGTCTTCTGAGTATGACATTTCTGAATCAATCCAAGCACACAGTTTTCCTTCTGCTTGCGCTAGAGCAATCATCTGAAGGCACATAGAAGACTTTGCAGAAGACTTTGAGCCCCAGATAAGTACTTGTCTACCGTATGGCAACCCTCCGCCAAGTGCACGGTTTAAACCATAACTAGGAGTTGGCTGGTATTCATAATTGACACCAACTCCGCTTCCAAGTCTCTTTCTCAACTTAGGATCAAGTTGTGCTAACGCTTCTTCTATACTAACCGACATGTACATCCTCCAATGTTACTGTTCCGTCTTTTGTTTTTCCAAAATCAAACTTATAGGACTTTCCTTCTTCAATACTCATATATGCCTTTGCAAACGATGTAGGAAATACAGTAATAGAATGAAGGTCTCTGCTTGTATCTGCAAGAGTAAGAGATGCCATCTTCTTTCCAGTCTTTGTAATCCTTGGCTTAAATGAAATTACAAACATCTCATCATCTTTGTATGGAAGTTGCTTATAACTTAAAAACTTTACAAGCGCATGAGATGATTCTTTTATTTCGTCAGATGGTATGAAAGATACAATCCTGTTATCATTACAAAGAACCAAGTAAGAACGACCAGTCTCAATAGTCGTATTTTCATCATCAAATATACCGACACTGCCAGTTTTGTCCAAAATTTCAACTCGTGACCATCCTGTTCCTCGTTTAATTGATTTTACCATACCCATAAAAATGTATGACCCTTTTTCTTCAAAGTCAACAACATCCTGAATGAAAGCATAATAGTGAGAAGGTATTGTAATATTAAACTCTGGAAGATTTAAGTACTCATATAAGTTTTCTTTAATCTCTTGATCATTTCTAGGATTATCATTAAATGTTGCTGCACCAATAGCCTTCAGTGCTTGTAGTGCACGACTATTTACTCCGTTGCCTTTGGTGAATGTAAATTCTTCAAGTTCTTTGTATGAACGGAATGGTCGTGCTGATATGTATCGTTCACCAATCTTGTCAGATATGAACTTGATAGCACTGAGTCCAAACCGAATACCCTTACCCTCAATTTTAAAATCGATATCCGAATCGTTAATGTGAGGTAACTTAACACTAATGCCCATTCTTTTTGCTTCAATAAGATATTCAGTTCTT